TCCAGTCACAGAGGCCAACGAAGATCTGTACTGATCGGCTGTAATTAATCCTGTCTCGAATTGGTCTCGCCTAATCCGAAGTAACCGTCTCATTCGTTTAACGGTAGATTTTCGGATAAGTACACCCCACGGAAAATGACGGTACCCAAGAAAGTCTATGCCATGAGCTACCGGGAATATAGTGCATCGGCTGAACGATTGCCCTAGGTGGTCAGCCAAATACGATTCCAAGTCCTCTGCCAAGAACCTCAATCTCCGCTTATCATGACTTAAAACTATCGAATCGTCACAATATCTTATGTAATATTTCTCACGATGATGATGTTTTATCCATTTATCGATCTCGTTCAGATACAGGTTCCCGAACCATTGGCTAGTATAATTCCCTATTGGAACGTTCTTACCCCCGGGATAACTGAATATAATATCCTCTAACAACTCCAACGTTCGGCGACATTTAATTTTAGTCCGGACTATATTGTACAATATATTTTGGTCGATCGTTGGATAGAACTTTTCAACATCCATCTGAAGGCAATACGATCCGGGGCCAGCGGCTCTGATGAAATCCATAGTCCGGCGGCTACCTGAGTGGATGCCTTTCCCGACCCGACATGAATACGAATCGTAAATGAACATTCGATCCCATATAGGGGCCACGATGTTCATCACTGCATGTTGCACGATCCTATCAGGCGAAAATGGAAGTTTATATATATCTCTTTCCTTCGGTTCGTAGATTTTCATTCGGATATATTCCGACGTGTGGAATGACCCTCCGACGAGAGATTCGCGAATCCTAATGAGATTCTGGTCTAGGTCGCTCTCGAACAATTTTATAGTGGTTTGCCAGCGCTTACCCTTCCGAGCACTAAGATAAGCTTCGTACAGGTTGGTCGGAGCCACGATCCGTTCGAACAGGTTTCCGTGTCGTTTCATGTAGTTTTGGTTCGGGTAGCGTTCTCTTTTCGATACTAGCTACCCGACCCCTCCGTTTTCGTGTTTCGCCTTTTTTTGGGGCGAGGCGGGCGAGTTCAGCCAGGAGTTAGCTCCATTCTGGATCCGATGTATTCCTGGATCCGCGACTGCGTGAGTGCCGATATTCGAATTCGCATTCCAGCGATAGTTATTCGCATTCCGACACCGCGGACCGCAATTCGACCCATTCGTCCAATTGCTGCCTGCATGCAGTTTATTCAACTCCCCCACCTATGACACAAATCTATGTCACCATAAATTTATTTCGGCTCCGCGACCGCGCGAGCGCCGAGAAACGAAGTCGCATGCCAGCGATAGTGATCCGCATACCGACACCGCGGACCGCAATACGACCCAGACGTCCAATCGCCGCCCGCAAGCAGCTTGACGTCGCCGTAGGTACCCTGTCTGTACAAGGACCCCAAGCTACCCGGTAGCGTATACCAAGCCCACGCCGTTCCATCGACCCGATAGCTATGCTCATCGAGCCACTGCCACATGACCCCGCAGCAGTCCAGGCAGCCGCAGGACGATATCATGCTACGGCCAGCGGTGTCCAGGTGGTGGCCGGTGGTGCCGGGGTCGGCAGACCCGGTGATGTTCGTCAGCGCGTTCGAGCCCATCGCGAAAATTTGGAATTCGCGGTCTGTGGGCAACCTGCACCCGACCGCCGCTAGGTCATCGACGAAATCTAGCCACGTCCTATTATCGGATATTGTGCCCCCGTTTACGCTGGCTGTGTTGACGCCGGTCCCGGAGACCAAATATATCCCGACCCAAATGGACAGCTCTTCAGACCAGACCATCCCCTCCGGTGCTGCTATCCCCCTTGGCCGATGCATCAGATCCCAAATCGATCCGGAGCGACCGTCACCGCAATGTATGTCTCCGGCGACGTGAGATTTGAACGGGTGGCCTACGGGTAGATTTACCATTGCAGCCGGGACGCAGTGGAACCCTCCAATTTTGCGGGCGGTCGCCGACGTATAGCCTGTGGGGGTAGTGGAGTTGACCGAAATCTTGATGTCCGGGACAGTTCCAGATGACGGGACGCAAGCATAAATATAAAAATTAAGTCCTGCCCGGTTCGCCGGAGTTCGGTAATCAGTACCAGATATTGTGTCCCAAGTAGCTTCGGCTGCAAGGTTATACTCAGATGATGTAGATTTTATATATCTAACACCATTGATCCAAACCTCGAAACCGTTTGCAGGAGAAACTAATACATCTCGATCAGCTGCCTTCATTAACCATCTGTCATCGATCCACCGAGAATATGGGGATGCGCCGCGCGCAGGCATCACTACTTCCCATTCAGATGACCCGCGAACGGGAGCGACACCTTCAGTAGAGCTTATCGTATCCAGCAACGCAGATATTTGTGCCTCTAACTTCCCATCAGCCGAAATCTTTAGCGTCGAATCGTCGAGTCCAAAACCGAACGGCGGTCTGGTATCGCAGACCCCACCAACGCTATAAGATCCGTTATCGGTCGATCTGATCCCGTCCTCGTCGATACAGAGTATGGCCAGTTCTATATAATCTGTGGAATTTAGATCAGCCGGAAGCGGGGTGAAGTTCTCCAAGAAATCGTCGGCGTCGTCGGGCACTGCCTCGGTTCCAGCCACTCGGACTATGGTATTGTCCGACAGCTTGACACAAATCGAATCGTACCGATGATATCCCGCGCCGGCGGCTGGAATAGATTCAATCGCCGGAGATGCCCCGGCGTAAGCTTTCCAGATCCCCTTATTACTGTAATGACCCGCCGCCACGTTGACCGAAGACGCGCTTGCCCTCGTCACCTTCATCCCGTTAGGATCGTTGGAATCGATGAGGACGCCGTTGCCAGCGCCCGCCTGGCGAAGATGCCACCAGGTACGTGCGAACCCTACAACGTCCTCGTTTTGCGGCGGGAAAAGGGGATAGTTCACCATGCCTGATCACTCTGCGGTATCGCCCTTGACTCTGATCTTGACGTAGATCCCGCTCTTGGCCTGGCATCCGACCGGAACCTGCCTCTTCAGCCAGATACCGTACTTCTCGCCAGGAGCGAGATCGCCGATCACTTTTCCGTCGGCGTAAGTCCTGGCCTGAGACCATCCTGCCAGCCCTGTAGGTGCGGTGCTTTCATCTGCTATGGTCTGGATAGGATCGGTGTTCGGGGTTCCAGGATCTTCGATATCGAAGCTGATCTTGTTATGCTCGCATTTCGTTCCAACGACGTGCTCCACTTTCGACGTACTGTTGGAGCCCCGCGTGCATCCGGTGAACGTCGTTGATCCGCCTTTTGCGGTGTACGCGATCTCTTCATCCTCTATGAAGAACGCGCCCGATGCTGGAAAATCAGAGTTGTCGTCAACGGTCACAGTAGTCTCCGATCCAGAAGCTTCAAGCTGCACGGTCAAAGCGCACATCGGGAGGTTGTCTTCCATCCAGGCTCGGGCGGCCTCCAGGGTTAGAGACCCGTGATTATTGTGCTTGAACATCGCCCGGTACTCGGTGTCGCCCGCTTCCGATTCGGCTGAAGTCACATTATCGAAAAGGTTTTCGACCGTATCATCGGTGATCTCAGCCGACGACATGTAGCCGCCGAGCCCGTCCGGTGAAGCTTCACCGTCAGCCGAAGCCGTACTCTTCGAGTTTTTGGTCAGTATATCGCTTGCTGTAATTGGCATTTATATCACCTATACAGAATGTTTTTCTCTCCATCTCACATCGTAATCCATGTTGCCGGCCGACATCGTAGCCGTCAGAATCTCATCTGTCGCCCCTGCCTGGATATAGGGAAGAGGTCGCTGCCCGCTGATGGAATGATAGCTCTCCAGAACGTAGCGGGAAAGGTTCAACGAATCTCCAGAATCGCAGACGATCCTCCATCTGAAGTCGCCGAGACCCGCCAGTTTCGTCAATGTGTACTCTTGGAGGTCACCATTCTCCAAAGCGCGGTCTACCTCCCACCAATAGTTCCCGTCGTTGGAAACTTCAAGAACGGGATCGCTTGTCACCCCGGATATGGAGAGCGTGAGGACGGGATCGGCCAAAAGAGGATGCCCGATCTGGTATCGCATCACAAGGCTGGAACTGTTGGTGAAGACGAGATGATCGGTGTCAAAGGTTACGCCGGACGAGGAGACCTTGTTTCGATCGGTTCTGGTAATCGATTCGACCGGATCGGCGGCGGAAAGGAACGCATAGAGGAGATCAGGATAGAATGTCAGAACCGCCTCGTCATGGAGAACGTCGGCAATCTCAAGATCGTAGCCGGTGATGTTGTGGGTCAGCTTTGCCGCCGCCAGGTTCGCGGATGAATACTTTCCAGTAACCGCGATCGAGGTGAACGGCGCATTCACGTTCCCTGCATTAGCAAGCGGTGTTATATTCGTAGGCGACGACGAAATTGTACCCGATAGCTGCTGGAGAGATTCGCCAAGAGAACAGGGCGACGTGAGGACGAAATCAACATCGCAATCGATATTGGCGGTCCCTGGATACTGAAACGAAACGAAACAAGACTTGATCAGCCAACGTCTCGTCGAATCTTCGATGAGATAAGTATCGTCTTCATCAGGATAATAATAGTTCCGGATATCGTAAGCCATAAGCGATTCGAGAGCCGATCTGGTGAGGCACGTCACCTTGATCTTGAACTCGGTGGCTTTCGGGTTCGTCGAATCGAAATAGACCCGGTTCCCTGCGAGGACAGCCGAGGCTCGATAGTCTCCAGCTTTCGGGGAGTCTATGTCTTTGTAGACTATGAACCCGTTCGCATAACTCAGTTCCAGGTCTCCGATCTGAAGAGTCATTATCTAAACACTACTATTTTATTGTCCGAAGTATAATAGCTTGTCGATCATTTTCGGTCTCATTTTCAAGTTTGGTAACCCGATACACAGAAACGTCATTGAGTTTTTTTGCAAGACGGTTGGCCGCCTTTGAACACCCGCCAATAAAAAGTATATCGTCTGGGCGAATCACAGAAACATTACGCAACACGATATATAACACATCCGACTCATTCATAAGAACTTTACCTCTCGATATGTATTGTCGTGATATCCTGCGGCCATTATTTGAAAATCCGGATGCACTACATGAATTTGCCCATTTCGGTTGCTCCACTTTGTTGGGGTGATTTCAAGTACTTGGATTATTTCATTTGTCATATCAGAATCTATCGAGTACATCAAATCTAACCACGTTTTTGAAACACGGTGGGCCTCCTGACATTTATATGAGCATGGGAAAAATGGAATGATTCTGATCCCAACATATCTCAAATCTACCCGAAGCCGAACATCATAATCTACTAGAGAAACACATTCGTTTGAAAAATCAGCACCTGGGGTGCGTCCAGCTGGCTCATATACTGGATCGAAT